ACAAGGTAAATCTAATCTTCTTGTAAATTTATTATGTAATCCCGAAATGTATAAAGATAAATTCGATATAGTGAAAATTATTTCTAATACATTAAATGCTGACCCAAAGGGTAAATTAATGAATAAATATTTTGATTGTGAAGATCATTATAATGATGAAATGATTACTGATATGATAGAAGCTCAAAAGAAATATGAAGATTTTGAGAGACCAACTGTTGCTATGGTTCTAGATGATATTTTAACAAAAGACTTTAAGAAAACTAACGCCGTCTCATTTTTATCAACTCGTTTTCGCCACTATGGTATTGGTTTACTTGCTTTTACAACTCAATCATTTAGGGCTGTAAGTGGATTAATTAGAAATAATGCAACTGATGTAATTATTATGAAACAACAAAATCAAAAAGAATTAGAAAAAATAGCTGAAGAATATGGTGATATGTTCCCCAATATTTTTATGGATTTATATAATAAAGCAATTAATGATGCCCCCTATAGTTTCTTATATCTTGATATGCAAACTAATCCAGCAACCGCATATATACGATTTGAGACAAAGATTGCCGAAGGTGAAAATAAATTATTTTAAATTAAAAAAAATAAAAAACTTTGTTATAATATAAAATGGATTTATATGGATCGGGAGCATCTATCGCACAAGCTAATGCACAAACTGAAGCAGCGAGACAAATTAATGAAGCAACGAGAGATTTTAATAACTCTCTTGCGGAGCAGTTAGATGAATCTAATTTAGAGCAAGATGAAGATAGGTCTAGTAAGTTACAAAAGAATATTTTAAGCGGTGTAACGAGTGGCGGTAAATTAGTATCTAAAAGAGCAGCAATTAAAGAAGGTGCTAAACTTGGTTTCAAAGAAGTTAAAACTTCACTTGCTGAAAGAATGGCTAAAGAAGCGGGGCAAGAAAGATTAGTAGGTGATATTAGGACAGCGGGAGATTTAGAAGAAGCAGTAAGAACATTACCCGAAGGAGTTGATGAAGTTCCAGCAGAAAGATTTGCAACTGGTGTAGATCCAGCAGCATTAGCAAGAGAAGGAGAAATAACTTCGGTGGGTGTTCCCGCTGAAGCAAGTTCTGCTGAAACTTCTTTATATAGTGCCGAGCAACAAGGTGTAGAAGATGTTGCGGGTGATGTAGAAGGTAGTGCGGCGGCAAGAGCGGGTTTAGAAGAAGGGGCTGAAGATGTTGGTAAATTTTTAGGTAAAGCAGAAAAATTTGGTAAAATAGGTGTAGCTGGTTTAGGTGGTGGTATTGATGTTTTCCAAGATGTTGGTAGATTAGTAAGTGGTGAAAAAGGTATGGATGTTTTTGGTTCTAATACTGCATCAAGATATGGTAATATTGGTAATATTGTTGGTTCGGCTCTAGAAGTTGCGGGCGTCGCTACTGGCGGTATAACACCAGTAGGTCTTCTTTTAGAAACTGCTGGTGCCGGTATTAGTTTAGTAAGCTCAATTGCCGAAGCGGGTGGTGAATTAGAAGCGGGTGAAGAAAGTAAAGAAAAAGCCCAACAAGATATTGCATCTCAAGCAAGAGGTGAAACAACTGCTGACGTTGTAACTCAAGCTGTTGGGAGAACTCAATAATTTTTTTATTTTTTTTAAATTTATTTTTCATATTTTATTTTATATTCTATAATTATAAAATGAGTTCTTATTGGCGTAATGATGAGAAAATTAAAGTTTCACAGACCCAAGTTTCTATTCCATCCACTAATGGACAATCTTATTCGGGAACGGCTGGACAATCCGGTCGCCGTATAGATTTTGAGATCCCACCCACAGTTAAATTTATGGATGGTAAAAATTCTTATCTTCAGTTTGATATTAAGCTTGCAGTTCCATCGGGGGCTGACCCAACCCGCCTTCATTTAGACCCATTTATTGGAGGTCAGTCAGTAGTCAAGAATTTAAGAATTTATTCGGGAAATCGTGCAGTTCTTTTAGAAGAAATTACTGAATATAATTCTAAAGTCCAAATTCAGTATTCATATGATGCTGATGATAGTATGAGAAAGATGAGAGCATTAAAAGAAGGTTGTTTAATTGATAATGTTGAGAATCGTGGAACTCTTGGAACTTCAGTTTCAAACAATATTGATATTAGGTCTAACCCTTACTACAAGCCAGTTTCTACTGTTCCAGCTGGTCGTGATTGGGGAACGGCTGATGATTTCTTGACTGCTAAACTTTCACTCCCAATACACGCTGGACTTTTTGCGGATGGTGGAGAAAAAATCTTCCCAGTTATGCTTACAAATGGTTTATTTGTTGAGGTAGATTTAGAAGACCCAGCAAGATTTATTAAGCAGTTAGATAGTGTTAATCGCCATCGTAGAATGAAGCAGAATCCGGTGTTTCACGGAATTACATCGGGAGGCGGTGCTTTAACTATTGCTAATGCAACTGATAGAACTGAAATATTTTTAGGTAAACAAAATAATATGATTAGTGTAGAAAATTGCCCTTTCGTGAAGGGAGAACCGGTTGGTATTTGTTCGGCAACTGACCCCGATAGTGAATGTGCTATAACTGTTGGCGGTTCTCAAGATTATCCAACTATTACTGATATTTCCCTTGATGGTGGTTATGTAAAACTAACTTTAAGCACTTTCCAAAATAGTGATACTGGTGATGGTGTAGAAGCAACTTCTAATAACTTCATTCTTTTCTCTGCTGCTATTGATAAATTTAGAACTCAAAATGATGATAATTCTACACAGCTAATTGCTAAAGCTACTTCTTATGCTGCTACTTGTGAAATTTCTAATGTAGAGATTGTTGTTCAGCAAGTTAGTGTAGATCCACGATATGAAGCGGGTATGATGAAAAAGATGAGAGATGGTGGTTCTATTGAGATTGATATTCCAAGTGTAACTAATTACAAGCACTCTCTATTATCAAGCAATCGTAACGCAACAGTAAATCTCCAAGTATCGAATACAAGGGCTAAATCTATGATTGTTATGCCGAGTGATGCGAAGGTTCTAGATACTGCTGATTTAATTGGTGGTCTCCCAGCTTGTTATGCTGAAGAAGTAACTACTATGGATGGTCGCCTTCATTCTATCCGTAGCGGTCAAGTAGGTATTATTGACCGCCTAACCCAGTATCAAATGTTAGTAGATGATAAATTAGTCCCATCTCGCCCTATTGTTGTATCAAAAATTAATCGTGGTATTTCTATTGCTGCACAGCCTCTAATTGAGTTAGAAAAAGCACTAACCCAAGCGGGTATTACACCACGATCATTTGTTGATTACAATAGAAATTTCTTGATTGGTCGTGCTTATGCTCTTAATGATGGTGTTGCAAATCTCAATAATAAGACTAATCAGCTACAGCTATTATATAATGAGAAAGATGCTGCTGGTGCTGACCTTGCCCCAACTCACAATAAGCTTCTCTACTGCTTTATGTTCCATCTTCGTAGAATTAGTATCAAGGGTGATTCAGTTATGGTTACTCTCTAAATGGGTCAATAATAGACCCATAGGTCAAAATAGACCCATAGATAATTATTTCATATAGACTCATTTTAGGTCAAGGGTCAATTTTAGACCTATATTTTCTATGAATTTTTTTTAATTTTTTATTTTGTATTTATTTTATGTATATTAATATATAAAATGAGTGTTTCAAAGAAGTATCTTTCGGTTCAGCCAAGTAATGTTCCATCTACTGGTAAGGTTTCATTTGCTCGTGGTAATCCAATTCTTACTATTACATTAGGTCGTCAAGATGCTATGCTTGATTTATCGTCTCTACGATTAAGTGGTGATTTAAATATATGGCGTGATGCAGCTGGAACTCTTCATCCAACTGATGCGGCGGCAAGTGAGCTTCGTGGTTCTCACAAGCTTGGTATTTATTCAGTAATAGATCAGCTTGTTTTTAGACACGCAGAAACTAAACAAGTTATAGAACATATTAGACATTATGGACGATTTATGGCTTCTTATATGCCGGTTATGGCTGGTATGCAAGATGTTACTGGTCATTTAGGAGAAACTGCTTTAATTTATCCTAATTATCAAGCATATCGTGATAGTGTTATTCGTAATACTCGTGCTTCACCTTTCTGTATTCCACTTCCTTCGGGTCTAACTCTTGGAGCTGATAAACTACCATTATCAAAAGTTCCTTTAGAAATAGAAATTCATTTAGCTCCCGATAGTCAAGTATTTTATTCTAGTGATGCTACTACGGCTAATGTTGCTAATGCTTTCTATGAATTAAGTGGTTTAGAAGTTGCTTGTGAAGTTGAGTATGGTGTTCCCGCACCGGATACTGGTGTTCTTTCATTTAATTCTATTACATCTTATTTCTCCACTTTAGAAAGCACTAATTCCATCGTAAACTTTAATCTTGGATTGAGTAAGGTTCTTGGTTCATTTGTGAATTTTGTTCCCGCAAGTTTTATAAATAATTTAGGTCAAGATGGTTTCCTTACATATATGCCTCTTAAAGCAGCTAATGCCGCCGGAACTGGTGGAGGTGCAGTTGCTGATTTAGAATCTATCTCTTTCTTGCGTAATGGTGAGCGTTTTCCCTCGGCTTTTGAGGTCAAGTCGGTACATAGTGCTTCTAATGATACTCCACTTGCTGATCCCCAAGTAATGAAGGGTTTCTTATCATCTATTATTCCCGAAAGTCAGCATACTCGCACCACAGTATCTCCTCTAAATTCTAATCGCTCTTTCACGGGTAATCAAAATGCTACAACTGGTTATAGATTTATCCCCGATACTGGTGCTGCTTATGGTGTTGGTGTTCTCTATGATATGTTAGATAGTGAAGGTGTTGATTTCTCCCAAGCCCAGTTCTCTATTCAAATGACGAATGGTCTTGATGATGGTAATCCAGTTTCTGCATATTTATTCATTAAATCAAAGGTTGTTGTTGCGTGGTCGGCAAGCCAAGGTGTGCAAGTTGTAATGTAAGTATTGATTTATCAATCAACCCTTAGGGTAAATTTTTTCTATGTAAATTAATTTTTAATAAATTTTTTTTTAGTTTTTTTATATATTTATAAATATAAAATGACTGATATGGCTACTAAAGGTGATGTATCTGCTGACCGCATTCCCGATCTAATTAAAGTTGGAGCTATTCCTTCTTCTTATGGACAAATGCTTCATACTGATGTAATTGACCCAGTAACATTCTCCCAAAATCGAGTTAGGTTTACTCTTCAGCGTGTAGCTGGTTTTCTTCACTCTAATTCTAAAGTTACACTTGCTGTAACTCCACTCACAACTTCTACTGCTTTCTATCCTCTAAATATTGGTGTTTCTAATCTTGTTAAATCCGCAGCTCTCCGTATTGGAAATGAAACAGTATGTGAGATTGATGATTATGACCAGTTCCACGCATATCAATCTATGTTTATTTCTAATGAAGATAATAAGGAACGTGAGCAATTCTTATCGCAGAGGTGTATTTCTCACAAGCCAATTTATGATGACCGCACGGCAAATACAACTGATAAACCACCGAATTCGGCAAAGAAAGTTGGTCTTGATGTTGGTAGAAACCCAACTGTTCCCGCTGCTGGTGGTGCTGGAACATTCCAGCTTCTTCCCTTCCAGCTTCACGATGCTACATCGGCACAGACTATAAGTGAAGCCCCAGTATATTCAGTATATTTAAGCGACCTTTTCCCATTCCTTAAATTTAATCAGCTTCCTCTATTTATGATTGATCAAGAGGTTCATATTGATATTGAGTTCCAGCCGACTACTTCTTCTCTTAATGCTGCTGGTCTTTCTCGTCGTATGTGTGTTGCAAATAGTGATGCTGCTTCTAATCAAGTAGAATACCAAATTAATGAAGATGAAGTAAAACTTATTTATGATTCTATTAGCTTTGATGGTGAAATTATGGAGAAATATAAACAGCAGAACCAGTCTCTAACTTTCCAGTATGTTGATTATCGCCTTGCGAAGAGAACCGGCGATCAAGCTGAATTCGCTGATTTAACTTTCCAGCTCGGTGGTAATGGTCGGCTTGTATCCAAGGTTATTATGGGTCTTCAGCGTAATGAGAATTTCACACCAGTTTCTCTACTTAATGGTGTTACGGCTAAAGATGTACCGGCGGCTCAAAGTTTATCTCTCAATCTATTATACAACGACCTTTTTGAGTTTAATACTGATAGGAGCAACGCTGCTTTACTTTTCCACACTACCCAGCACGCTGAAGGTAAAGTGCCTATGGTTACAAGAGATGAATATCAAACAAGTGGTGTTTCAGCCATTACTGCAGAAACTTTTGAGGGACACGCACAGAATAGTGGAGCGGTTGGTCTCGGTGGTCTTTTCCGCTGGACTGCTATTAGACCTAATAAGGGTCAGCGTGTAAATAATAAGGGTATGGATTTAACTTATAAAGCAACTGGTTTACCAGCAGATGATTATACTTTACGAGTTTACCTTGAGATGATGAAGGTTGCAAAGATTGAGAATGGAAGATTTTCGTGTTATTTCGCTTAAATTTTTTTCTAAATTAACAATATAATTTGATAAATGTTATATTATTTGGCGATCATAAGAGACTATCTAGAATGTGATAAATATAAAAAACTATATGAAGAGGAAAAGCAAAAGTATGAAGATTTAAAAACTTGGGCTGAAAAATTACTTTCTTCAAATCAAGAATTGTTAGATCAAGTCAAAGAAATCAATAATACAAAATTAGCAAAAATAAATAAGGATAAAAATAAATAATCTACTTTTTTCTCGTTTTTTTTATTTTAAAAATAATCTATCTTTATAATATAAATATGAAGATTGATTCTAAAAATTTAGTTGATGATATTAAGAAAGCAAGACCTAATATTAAGGAAAATACAATTAAACAATATGAAGTTAATTTAAGAAAGTTACAAAAAATATATGATACTGATAATTATGATTTTTTATCAAAGCCCGATGATGTTATGAATAAGATAAAAGACCTTCATTATTTAAGTCAACGAAATATGTTAAATGCGATTATTGTATTATTGATGGCGCTTAATCACGATGAAGAGTATGATGAATTATTAACTACCTATGGTGAATTAAGAGATGAGCTAAATGATAAATATAGTGATGAACAAAAGTCGGGTGTAATTAGTGATAAACAATCTAAAAATTTCACCGACATCG